AACTTCCCGGCGCTGGCAAAGGCTATCGCAGACAACTTCGAACGCGCCGACGGAACCATCGGGCTGACAATCGGTGAGCTTCGCAAGATGGGTTCCGAGGGCGAACTGACGTCGATCAAGATCGCGCAGGCGATGCTTCGGGCCAAGGAACTGACCGAGAAGCAGTTTGCCGAAATGCCTGAAACGGTCGAGCGTGCCAACCAGCGGTTGAGCGACAGCTACGACGCCCTGTTGACTGACCTCGCAAAGAAGTGGGGTGGGTCAGAATTTGTTCGTGGCGTCAAAGGCATCGGGCAAGACCTCATCGACTCCCTGCGTCGGGCTATCGCTGACCCGTCGCTTGAAGAGCAGATTGCTGCTCTGCAAAAGAAGCTGCAGTACTCGCAGCAATACCACAGTGCTGGAGCGTTTACGCGAGGGATGCTCTCGTCCGGTGGTGGCTACGGTGCCCCCGCGAACATCCCGGAAACTCCGGATGCAATTCGGGGGCAGATTGCCGCGCTGGAACAGCAGCGTGCGAACGCGCAGAAGGCTGCCGACGAACAGGCCGCGAGGGAAGCCGAGCTAAAGCTCACGGCTGGCGCTTCCGGTGTGATTGCACGCACCGCCGAACTCAAGACGTTCGAAGAGCAAGCCCGGGACGCTCGTGTAACTGTCAACGATATTACCGGCGCTATCGATGGGTTAAACAAGGCGCTGACAGCCCGCAAGGCCAGCGGCGCAGACTTCTCCGACCTGACGCTTCAGATCGAGACGCTCAATCAGCGCCTCGTCATTGCACGGCAACGCCAAGCGGATGTTGTCACGGAGCTTGGCAAGCTGCAGCGGGCTGCCTCAGATCGTGCCAGTGGCCTTCAACTTGGCGGTGTCGGGGGGGCCAGCATCGTTATGCAGGCGATACAGGCAAGGCGTTCCGACAACGCACGCAACGGTGCCAGTTCGCTCGACAGCTATATCCGGGCCATCCTGCGCGACGACCTCCTTGGCGCAGACGCGGACCTTGAGTCCATTCGTCGCCAGACCGCGGCTACTACTTCTGGCATGGAGACCATCGGCGCGGATCGTGCTACGGCCCGTGCCGCCGAGGTGCAGCGCAAGTACAACGAGGAAGCAGCGAAGTTCGGCGCGTTCGCCACGCGACCGGAAGTCTTGGCGTATCTCGCACGGTACAAGGCGGCTCAAGAGGAAGCCGCGCTCGCTACCGATAAGGCCAGCGACGCCACTCGGGCATATCGGGCGCTGCAGGACTACAACAACCAGTTGCGGCTAGAGGACGCTGGGGCCGACCCGCGCTCGCAGCGTCGCGCTGCGCTGGAAAACCAGCTGGCCCAAGACCGCCTGACGTTCTCCGACCCCGCGGAATTTGCGCGGTACGCTGATGCCAAGCGGCAAATGATCGTTGGCGACGAAGAACTGCAGATGAACCAAGCCAGCCGTCAGTACGACCTGCGGCTGCGGCAGCTGCAGGAGCAGGAGAAGCTCGTCGGACTCACCTCTGACGAACTGCAGGTCCAGAACGCGATCCTTGCGAAGCAGATGGAACTCTGGTCACAGGGGTATGCGGCTGGCGAGGAGCGGTTCGACATGGAGGTGCGTCGCACAGAAGAGCTTGAGCGTGCCGCCGTCGAGCAGAAGAACCGGCAGGCTGGCGTTAGGAGCATCTTCAACGCTCTGCAAGACGGTGTCCGTGAGTTTGAGGGGACGTTCAAGAGCGCGTTTGAAACTATCTTCACGGACGGCGTTAAGAAAGGCGGCGACGTCTTTTTCAAGGGTTTTGGTGACATCATCAAGCGGATCAGCGCCCAGATGATCTACGACATTGCTATTCGCCCGTTTGAGGTGCTGGCGCAGCAGGCTGCGACCAGCTTTGCCAAGTGGTTGACCGGCTTTTTCAGCGCCCCTGCTGGTGCCCCGGTCGGAACTACGGCAGGCAAGAACGGGATGAATGGCGCGTACTTCGACGGCATGAACCACAACTTTGCGTATGGCGGCGCGTTCACAAACCAAATTGTCAGCCGCCCCACCATGTTTGCATTTGCTAGCGGCATTGGCTTGATGGGCGAGGCTGGGCCAGAGGCCATCATGCCGCTCAAGCGTGATGCTTCCGGTCGCCTCGGCGTGTACGCCAGCGGTGGCGGCGGGAACGACTCTGGTCTCAGCGTCGTGATCAACGATATGCGTTCGAACGCGAACTCCGAGCGGGTTCAGACGAGCGAGAGTCGCGGCCCCAACGGCAAGCGCGTGCTGTCCGTTCTGATCCGCGACGAGATGCGTCGGCAGATTCGTAGCGGCGACATGGACCGCGAAATGGCGGGCAGCTACGGCAACACACGGACATTGGCGAGGTTGTAATGCCTAATCCCACCTACCCCAGCACCCTGCCCCAATTCGTCATGGAGGGCGCGTACAGCGAGCGCATCCAAGACCAGACGATTGAGAGTCAGATGGACACCGGACCCGCCAAGATTCGGCGTCGGTTCACCAAGTCGCTGCGAACATTTTCGGTTCAGCTGATGATGACGCCTGCCCAGACAACGACGTTTGAGAGCTTCTGGCAGAACGACTGCAGAGGCGGCTCCCTGCCGTTTGACTGGGTCCACCCGCGCACGCGAGCCGCTGCCACGCTGCGGTTCCGCAACCCTGCCCCAACCATCCAGACCACCGGGAGCGGCGCTGCCAACGTGGTCGGGTTTAGCTTGGAACTCGTCTAATGGCCCGTACGCTCTCCTCGACTGCGCTTTCCTCTATCCACGCGCAAGAGACCGGCGAGGTTTGGCTGGTCCTGTTGACGATTAGTCATGCCTCGTTGGCGACCCCGATTCGGGTGGTCAACAACAACGAGGACATCACCAGCCGCGGGAACATCTATCAGGCGTTTCCGTTTGAGATCGTCCTTCCCGGTGAAGACCCCGACGGTGTCACTAAAGCGATGCTGCGCTTTGACAACGTAGAGCGCACAGCGATCACGGCGATTCGCGGGCTGACATCGGCACCAAACGTGACCATTGAGGTCATTCTCGCTAGCGCTCCAGACACCGTCGAGATCAGCTTTGACGGACTGACTGTCCGCAACGTGACCTACGACGCTGTCCAAATCGAAGGCGAACTGCACTTCGAATCGTTGTGGACAGAGCCGATCACGCTGACCATGACGCCGAGTCGTTTCCCGGGGCTGTTTTGATGGACCGCGATCTTCCCGCGTGGGCGGCCCAGTACATCGGCATCCCGTACCGCAAGCACGGTCGTGGGCGCGACGGCTGCGACTGTTGGGGTCTGATCGATTTGGTCCTGCGAGAGCAGCTTGGCACGGCATGGAAGCCGTACGAAGGCGTGGATTGGTACAAAGGGCAGAAGCCTTCAGTCATCAGCAAGGATGCGCTGGAGTACGCGAGCGGGTTCACGCCTGTGACACCCGGAGCCGAGAAAATGGGCGACGGAATCCTTATTCGTATGCGCGGACACCCGTTCCATTGTGCGCTGGTACTAGCGCCCGGGTGGATGTTACACACGCACGAAGAAGCCAACTCCGTCATTGAAAACTACCGGACGATGCTGTGGGAAAAGCGCATCACCGGTTTCTACAGGTACGAAGCCGCATGAGCGACGAACAAACCCCATCCGTTCCCGCCAGCACGACTGACGGATCAAAGTATCCGGTCGTCCTCCACTCGCAGCCGTTCTCATCGACCGTTGCGCTGTTGCAGGGCGAACACGGCAGGTCGCTTGCAGAGCTTGTAAGCGCGTGCAGGCTGCCCGCGGACGTTACCCCGTACCTTCGCGTCTGGATCAACGACGTCGAGTATTTGCCTGACCAGTGGGCAACGACCATTCCGGCGATTGGTTCTCACGTCTATATCCGAGTGGTCCCGCAAAAGAGCGGCAAGGACATCTTCCGCGCTATTGCGATGATCGTAATTACCGTCGTTGCATACACCTTTGCTGGACCGATAGGCGGATCGATTGCAGGTTCTCTTGGCGTCACCTCGACCCTCGGCGTAAACATCATCACAGGATTGGTGGCCGCGGGTATCGCCACCGTTGGGATGCTCGCGCTGAACGCGTTGGTCCCGCCTCCGGGGCTGAAAAACAACCGGCAAGACGAGCGCGACCGGCTGACAGGCTCATCGAACGCGTTTGCTCCGTACGGCAACATCCCGCGAGTGTTTGGCAAGCGTCGCGTCTACCCGATGCTGGCTGCCCGCCCCTACTCCGAGATTCAGGGCGACGACGAGTACCTTCGCATGGCGCTGGTCGTCGGGTGGGGTCCGCTAGAAATCACCAACATCCGGATTGGCGAAACGCCGATCACGGCGTACGAGGGCGTTCAGTACGAGGTCCGCGAAGGCTGGGCGACCGACCTCCCGCTCACGCTGTTTACCCGCACGGTTACCGAGGACAACTTTACGATCCGCTTGGAGCCGTATCAGACGACCAACTACTACCCGGGCGGCTACGGCTACGGCGGTGAATACTGGCAATGGGACTACGAGGACGGGATTTACAACACCGTCAATCCGAACACGGTTACCTCGACCAACGACTATGGCTACCGCACGACGTCCACGAACTCCGTTGAGTTCTCTGTGGACATCACGTTCCCGCAAGGCTTGTTCTACTTTGACAGCAAAGGGAACAAGAAAGAGTCGACCGTAACGTTCTCGGTTCAGTACGCGCCTGTCGGCACGAGCAACTGGACTAATGCGGTGTGGGCTAACAGCGCCGACACCGGCTTTGGTACGGCTGGGCAGATCACGGTGAAAGGAGCCGACAGCACGGCAATACGCCGCAGCGGGCGCTGCGTGTTGCCGTCCGCTGGTCAGTATCAGGTGCGCGTGCGCCGTACGACCGCCAACGGTGGCGACAAGCACGTCGACCTCGCATGGTGGACCGCGCTGCGTTCTATCAAGGCCGACTACCCCGTGAATCAGTCAAAGGTCGCGCTGATCGCGCTGCGTATCAAGGCGTCTAATCAGCTGAACGGTGTTCCGCAGACGATCAACTGCGACGCCGAGTCGTACCTTCCGGTCTACAGCGGTGGGGCGTGGACGTACACCAAGACCTCTAACCCAGCGTGGGCGTTCGCCGACATCCTTCGTCGGCGCGGCGGGGAAACCTATCTCCCTGATTCGCGCATCGATCTGACCGCCATCTCCAGTTGGGCAGCGGCGTGCGACGCAACGGCACCGAGTACCAACGAGCCACGCTGGACGTTCAACGGCGTGCTTGAAGGCGGTTCCATCATTGAGGCGCTTCGCACCATAGCGAGCAACGCCCGCGGCCTGTACACGATGCGAGATGGCAAGCACTCGGTCGTCCGCGATATCCAGCAGACGGTGCCGATTCAGCACATCACTCCGCGAAACTCCTCTGGGTACAGCGGATCAAAGGTATTCCTCGACTACCCGCACGCCTTCCGCGTGCTGTTCATCAACAAGGACAACGGGTATCAGCAGGACGAGCGGGTCGTCTACTACGACGGATACACCGCCGCAAACGCGACCAAGTTCGAAACGCTTGAGCTTGTCGGGTGTACGTCAGCGACGCAGGCGTATCGGGAAGCACGCTATCACATGGCGGTGGCGCGTTTGCGCCCGGAGCAGCACACGGTCCAAATGGACATCGAAGCGCTGCGCTGCACGATTGGCGACCTCGTCATGTTCTCACACGATGCGATTGGCATTGGCATCATGGCGTCGCGGGTCAAGTCGGTCACGACGAGCGGCGGCAACGTCACTACGGTGACACTCGACGATGATGTGTACTTCGAAACTGGCACCTCGTACGCAATCCGGACGCGCAAGTCTGATGGCGCGACCAAGTTCCAAGCCGTCAACAATCCGGGGACTGGATATGCTTCTGTCCTGACTATCACGACGCCAACAACTGCGGTGAACTCACCGGCGGTTGGTGACCTCGTGATGTTTGGCACTTCGACGTCGGTCACCGCCCCAATGCTTGTGCGGAAGATTGAGCCTGCCGAGGACTTCAACGTCACCGTCACGCTCGTCGACGCGCAGGACGGTGTGTACAGCGCCGACACCGGCACGATCCCCGCGTTCAACTCGTATCTGACCAGCACGAGCAGCCCCGGTTCTGGTGAGGTGCCACCGGTCTATATCAGCACGCTGCGCTCGGATGATTCTGTTGTGGTGGTCAACGCCGACGGGTCGCTCAACTACCGCATCTTCGTGGGGGTGCAGCAGCCCGAGGGGACAAGCGCCGAGCGCATCGCCTCCTTTGAGGTGCAGTACCGCATCAAGAATACCGAGGCGTGGAGCGTGGTTCCGATGCCGCGGGCGAACCCGTTCGCGTATATCGACCGTGTCGTCGTCGGCGACATCTACCAGCTGCGGAGCCGCGGGATCACGGAGTCCGGCGCAAGCGGTACATGGTCGACGACCGTGGAACACACCGTGGTGGGCAAGACCAACTTTACGGGTGTCGCCACGAGCGTGTCGGCGACCGCGATCCCGGGAGGGATTCGGCTGGCGTGGGCCAACCCCACCAACACCGACCTCTGGGAAACCGAGATATACGAGAACACCGTCAACAACTCGGCGACCGCCACGTTGTTCGCCACGGTAACCGCTAGCACCTACGACCGGCTTGGGCTTGAGAGTGCTAACGGGGCGCGTTACTACTGGCTGAAGTCCGTCGATACGAGCGGCAACAAGGGCGCGTTTTCCTCTGGCGTGAGCGCGACGGCGTTGAACCGTGTGCTGGCGCTGAACCTCACAAACGAGGCTGTCTCGCTCGCCGCGGACTCCGCTGGTGCCGTCACCTCGTTTGCCACCGCAGTCGGTACGCTGACCGTGTTCGACGGTAACACCGATGTTACCGCCAGCGCGACGCTGTCCTCTGTGGCGACTAGCTGCACCGGAACGGTCAATACCGCCGCCAATACGCCCACGAACGGGCAGCCGAAGGGCTACTACGCTGTCACCGCCGCAAGCGCCGACAACGCCAAGCTGGCGATCACTGCGACCTACAACGGGCAGTCGATCACCAAGGAGTTCACCGTTGCCAAGGCGCGTGCCGGTACGAACGGCACCAATGGCACCAACGGGACAAACGGCACGAACGGTGTCAACGCCGTCGATGTGACGCTTTCGAACGCGGCAACGACGGTCTTTGCATACGCTGATGGCAGCGTGCCGTCGTTCTCAGGTATTGACGGGCAACTGCTGGTGTACAGCGGCTCGACGGATGTAACGGCCTCGGCAACGCTTTCCGCAACGGCGAGTGGGTTGACAGGAACCATCAACACGGCAGCCAATACGCCGGTCAGCGGGCAGCCCAAGGGGTACTACCGTGTCACCGCAATGAGCGCGGATACGGGCACTCTGACACTGTCGGCGGTCTACGGTGGCGTCACATACACCCGCGTGTTCTCGGTTTCCAAGGTCAAGACGGGCTACGAGATCGTCGCCACGTTGCCGTCGACGAACCTGTTCGCTGGGCGCATGGTGTTCCTGACTACCGATAACAAGCTCTATCGGTACACCGGCAGCGCGTGGACGTCTGCAGTACCCTCCACGGATATCAGCGGCACAATCAGCGACGCTCAAATTGCTGGTCTCGCTGCCGCAAAGGTCACGGGCCAACTGTCGAACGCGCAGATTGCTGATCTCGCTGCGACGAAAATCTCCGGGACGCTCTCTGACTCGCAGCTTGCTGCCATCTCGGCTGCAAAGATCACCGGACAGGTGGTGTCGTCGCAGATTGCGGACGCCGCTATCTCTACAGCGAAGTTTGCGTCTGGACTTGAGCCGGTCACCATCGTTGCAGGTTCTACGCTGCCGACGACCAAAAGCACCAACAGCATCTATCTCACAGGAACTGGAAAGCTGTATCGCTGGGTTGGTAGCGCCTACAGCGCCGAAGTGCCAACGTCTGACCTCTCCGGAACCATTGCCGACGCTCAAATCGCTGGCTTGGCGGCTGGTAAAATCACTGGTCAGTTGTCGAATACGCAGCTGGCTGCTATCGATGCCGCGAAGGTCACCGGACAAATCACCGGCACACAAATTACCGACGGCGCGATCTCGACGGCGAAGCTATCGGCTGGCAGCGTCACGACGGCGGTGCTGGCTGCCGATGCAGTAACCGCAGACAAGATCGCCGCTAATGCGGTGACGGCATCGGAAATCGCCGCAGGCGCAATCACCACGGCAAAGCTGGCTGCTGGTGCGGTGACCGCTAATGAGATTGCCGCTGGGACCATCACCGGAGACCGGATCGCAGCCAACACCATTACGGGTGGACAAATTGCAGCGGACACGATTACCGCGAGCAATATTGCTGCTGGGGCTGTCACGGCTTCTGAAATTGCCTCCGGCGCGATTACGACCGAAAAGCTCTACGTGGGTGGGCGCGGCACCGCTATCAACGACGATCCGAACACACAGGATATCTCTGCGTGGGCTGGGTCCGGGCTGTCGATCATCACGGACAACACTAGCCCCGTTGGCAATACAGTCCTCCGCTGCGCCTCGGGAAGCGCGACGGTTCTTTCGCGTCGGATGCCGCTAGATGCGTCGCGGAACTACGAGTACCGCATCTGGACTCGCCAAGAGACCGGCTCAAGCACCACCTATCTGACGGTGGCGTTCTACGACGCGAACGACAACATCATCAGCGGCGGCGCGTCCGGCTGGTCGCAGGGCACGTATCACTACTTCGCTCTTGTTAACGGGTGGCTCCCGGCCTCGTGGACAGAGTACCGCATCAGCTTCGGTCCGAACGAGAGCGCAACCATTCCTTCAGGGGCGCGGTACATCCGCATCGGTCTGCTGTCCAACTACTCTGGCAGCGGAACGCAGTTGGCGACCGGCATCCGTCTTATGCTTAAGACGGACGGCACGTTGATTACTGACGGAGCCATCACAACGGCAAAGATTGCTGCGGGCGCAGTAACCGCAACGACGATTGCTGCTGACACGATCACCTCCGACAAGATAGCGGCTAATGCGATCACGGCCTCAGAGTTGTCAGCGGGAGCGGTGACAACTGCCAAGCTCGCGGCTGGTGCAGTCACGGCGAACGAGATCGCGGCGAACGCTATTACGTCTGCGAAAATTGACGCTGGCGCAGTGACTACGGCGAAGCTCACGGCAGGCGCGGTCACAGCAAACGAGATCGCTGCAGGCGCTGTGATCGCAGGAAAGATCGCGGCAAACGCTGTGACGGCGACCGAGATCGCCGCTGATGCGATTACCAGCAACAAGATCGCAGCAGGCGCTATCACCGCAGCGAAACTCGCGGCGACAAGCGTCATCACGGCGTCTGCACAGATTGGCGATGGAGTCATCACCAACGCCAAGATTGACACTCTCAACGTCAACAAGCTGACCGGCGACATCACGACCTATGTCATCGGTCAGGGCAGTTCAAACGGTGGATACGTTCCGACGTACGAGCAGATATACCTGACCGTGCAGTTGCCCGCATCGACGCATCCGAGTGGACACAAGCCGTACGTTCAGCTGAACGTATTAAGCGGCACGTCGCTTGCGTCAAACCTGTTCATCAATCTCTATTCCGCACCCGTCGGAACTGGCGCGACAATTTCTGACATCACAGTCACTCCGAACGGAGAGAGCTACTGGTACTTTTACGATTCGGAGTTTGGATACTACGAGCAGATTGGCTGGACTCTGTATTTCAACAACGCACAAGACATCGAAGTTGGCGACGCGCTGACAAACTCCATGAATGAGACTGGTTACGTTGAGCAGGTCTTTATGGCTGGCTCACAACAGCAAGTGTATGTCTCGACGTGGGGCGGTTCACTCAGCGGCCCGTACGTTCGCAGCCGCCAATCGCTGGCAAACGGGCAGGTAGGATCATACTCACAGGTTCGCGGAATCACTGTTGTCAACGCGTCGCAGCGAGCAACAAGTATCTTCTTACCTGAACTGACCACGACGCTGGGCCGGTCGTATCAGGTGCGTTGTCGCGCTGGCACAGCAAACCGCGTCATTTTGAGTAGCATTGACATTCTTGCGATGGGTATTCGGTAATGAGCCAAACAAGCAAGCCGTGGCAGATTGGATACGTCCGCTGGGGCGCGAACGGGATGGAGTCATCTATCCAGAACGTTCCCGGCGATACGAGCGACGCGTGGGTCAGGGTTTATATGGTCGACCGGACACAATACCCGCCATCGCAGTATGTGTACCGCTACGAGCGGCGGGAGGATGAACAGGCAGGCGTCGCTGTGTACGAAATCGTCGACCAGCCGGTGCCATTTGACTATGCCGAGCGACGGCGGCAGGCGTACCCGGACATCGGTGACCAGCTAGACGCAATCTGGAAAGGGGGCGCAGAGCTAGAGGCCATGAAAGCGGCGATCATGGCTGTGAAGGAGCAGATACCCAAACCCACACCCGAGGAGTGACGTATGGCAGACGGCAGATTGCAGGCACTTTGGAATGACACGCTGACACGGCTTTTGGCGGTGTTCGGCAGGAACGAGCCATCGGCTCCCGCCCTGCCCCCGCCGCCGCAGCTGTCGATTCCAAAGCATCTGGAGCCGCGTGTCGCCAAGCGTCCGAAGCGCAAGCCTGCGGCAAAGAAGATCAACTCAAAGCCGAAGGAGAAATAAGATGTCCGGACCACGCGTGATTGGAATCCTTGGAGTGGCGGGGTCTGGCAAGACGCTCGTGTCAAAGCACCTGTCAGAGCAGCACGGCTACACCCGGATGCGCTTCGCCGACCCTATCAAGCGGATGCTGAAGGCGCTTGGCCTGACCGACGAGCAACTCGACGGCGACGCCAAGATGACCGCGCTGCCCCAGTTCGGCGGTGCGACGCCGCGGGCGATGATGCAGTCCCTTGGGACCGAGTGGGGTCGGCGACAGGTCTACGGCGACATCTGGATCAACGTGCTGCGGGCCGAGGCCGAGCGTTGCACGACGCCGCTGGTGGTCGATGACGTTCGGTTCCCCAACGAGGCGACTCTGATCAAGGAGATGGGTGGCGTGCTGTGGCGCGTCTACCGCCCCGGCTTGAACACGATGGACCACGCGAGCGAGCGTGCCCAGAAGGCAATTCTGGAGGACGTCCTCATCAACAACGCGACCAGCATTCCCGCCCTATACTCCTCTGTCGATCACCTGCTTGCCTCCCCGGTCTCCGGAGACGAGCCGCTGGTAGCGTGAAGTTTGCCTGACGACCTCCGAGTGAGATCGCGCTTACCCCGGGTATCCCCCGGGGTTTTTTTTGCGCGAAGCACTCATCAGGATGAGAACAAGAGTATCGCAAACTTGACAAAGTATCATCACGATGATATTATTGTCGTGTGGTAGCAGACGCCTACCACGCGCTCTTTACCAACTAGGAGGATGAAAGCATGAAGGATGTTTCTGTGGCCCAGAAGCTGTACGAGAAGTACGTGATGCTGTGCGCGAACGACAACCGGCTCACGGTCACCATTGCGCGTCGACCGAAGATCGCCTTGGATGGCACCGTCGGGATGATTCCGGACGTGATCGTTGGCTACCAGCACCCGGACGGCGGCTTTACCCCGCTCGCCAGCCTGCTGACCAAGGCCGAGATTGACCAGATGGACCCGGACTTTGAGGCTGGCGGCAAGCTGGCAGTCGCGTTCCGAAAGGAGCGCAAGGAGGACCAGCGGCAGCGCCCGGAGGAGTTTGGCAAGTCTGGGCAGAACCCAGCCTTCGCGGACGCGGCGATCACCGCGATGCGGCTCGACGGCTAGTGGCAACAGCGCCAGCAAAGAGGGCGGGGGTAACCCCGCCCTTTTTCTCTGCCCTGTGCCGGGGTGTGCCAGCCGCCCGTGCGTCCGTAGTGTCCAGCCTGTCGCGCCTGTCACTTGCGAGGTTGGCGGTGGGGGTGGGATTCGAACCCACGGAAGTCTTTGAAACTTCGCCTGTTTTCAAGACAGGAGCCTTAAACCTCTCGGCCACCCCACCCTGCGGTGTCACGATACTAATACCCAAGCATCGGTTTTCAAGACCGGTTTTCGGGGTCTGCACCTGTTTCACGTGAAACACTCGCGGTCCTATTTTTCTCGGCGTTTTCTGCGATTACGCGGTACGCCTGTCGCCAGAAACCGGTGGCATTGTGCCAGCGGTGTGCCGGTTACTTTCCTCGTACGCAGGCAGATACGCAAGGTATATCTCGGTCGTCTTGACCGAGGTGTGCCCGAGGTGCTTCGACAGCCCATAGATGTCCCCGCCCGCAAGCAGCCAGCGGACCGCGAAGGCGTGCCGTAAGTCGTGGAAGCGAAATCGCCTTAAAGCACGGCCTTGGACCGCCTCTCCGTTGACCGCCCGCTGCATCACGTGCCGGAAAGCACCGGCTGGACTGGCTAGCTGCTCTCCGTCGACGCCATGCCCAAACACGAGGTGCGACCGGATGTGCCGGGGTGTGCCAGCGAGTGTGCCGGTAGCGTCCCCCCCCGGCGTCTTGAGCCTCACGACCCGCGGGCGCGAAACCTTGGTCTGCGTCAGCAGCACCTCTCCGCGGTCCTCTCGTACCTCCCGCCAGTCGAGCGTCACCGCCTCCATAAGGCGCATCCCGGTGTTTGCAGCAAACAGGATCAGGCGACCCACGTTGCCTGTCGCGTACGAGGCGACCGTCTCAATGGCATCTAGGGTTGGGGGAACCATCACCCGCTTGCGCGGGCGCACGAGCTTCCGGTCCCATTCCCGGGCTGGGTTGTGGTCGCACATCCCAGACGCTACGGCGACCCGAAACACGCTGGACGCCGCCGTCAGGTCGCACAAGATGGAATAGTTGGACACCGGCCCCATCTGCTTGAGCTTGCCGTCCGGCCCGCGCCGCACGAACCCCTTCTTGCGCTCCCGGATGAAGTCGGCGATCTCGCGTCGCCCGATCTCGGAGAGGCGCTTGTTACACCAGAAGTGGTCGAATAGCCGGAGGCTGTCCAGATAGCGGCCCCGTACCCGCGGCTTAAGCCCACCGCCGCCCTGTTCCATTGACCCTATGGTCTCGGACCATGCGACCACCGCAGCCCGCCACGTCGCCTCACCGCCGCCCTCGCTCCTACCCAGCTGCTCCTTCCAATCGGCGAGCGCTAGCTTGGCGGTAGCCTCATCAGCCGTGCGTAAACTTCGTCTGTACTCAACACCCCGGACCTGTAGCCGACCCCACCACGTCTTACCTCGTCGGTAGATGTTGCCTGACATCGCTGTTCCTTACCTTGTATCCAACCGCGGATCGCGGTCTCGTCGATGGTCCATCGCTTTCCGACCTGAATGGCGCTAGGAATCTGGCCGCTGACGCAGAGCCGCAAGACAGTGCGTGGCGACACGCCAAGGCGTATGGCGCACTCTTGAATCGTGATTCTCATTTCAGTCGTCCCACGTCACTCTGCCGCCGAACCGACGGACTTCGCTGTCTAACTTGCGCCGCACTTTCTGCAGCGACGACTCGCCGGTCCAAAGCCACCACCACCAGCGGCGCAAGCGCACGACGCGCCGCAACACCGTCCAACGCATCACCACACCCGCTTGGGCCGGTCGAGGTGGTATTGATTCCTGCACGGCTGGCAAACGCCCTCAACGAGCCGACCCGCCCACTCGCCGCAGAGGTCGCAGTCGCCCTCTACTGGGTCACGTTGCCGCGCCTCGTCTTTGCTGACGTGATCTTTCTCTTCGTGTCGCCAGTCGCGTTGCCGCATCTCAAACCCCCGTGCCGTGCAAGTCTCGCTTTCAGTAGTCTCCGGTCTGAATGGCTTTCTGAATGTCGCCGCTTGGTAGTCCCTGAAGCTCTGCCGGAGCGCATTGCGCGTGTCGCAGCAGGTGCAGGTAACCTAAAATGGTGGTGACCCCTACGACGCACACGATGATCAAGGCAAGCCGCTTCATGCCGTCGGGTCTTTCGGGCGCAGCATCGTCTGCACCAGCGGCAGCAGTTGCGGCGGGGTCCATCCCCCGGGCTTCAGCACCTTGCCGTCCTCGCGCCGACGCACCTCGTAGACGAATCCCTGTCCTTTGCAGGACAGGCACGGCTGTTGAGAGCGCCGCTCCTGATTGTCGATGTAGGCGACCTTGCCAGTTGCCTCGCAGGCGAGGCAGACGTGCTTAATCTTGTCAACGTTGCTGCGATGGACCTCGTCCCACAGCGGCTGTGGGTCTAGCCCCAGCGCGTGCATCAAACCGCTGGCGACGTAGATCAGGTCAAGGCACGCGTCGGCGATCTCGGTGACCGAGCCGTCGGTTGGCTGGCGCAGGTGATCGCGCCACGCCTCCTCAAGCTCCGAGAACTCCTCGTCGACGAGCCGCTTGTATAGCTCCGCGGTCGCGGGCGACGGCTCCTGCCGAAAGTAGTTCATGAAGGATTTCTGGTCTTTGAACACCAAGTAACTCATTTACTCGTCCTCTGGTTTTTCAGGCTTGTTGTCTCGTGCAGTCCAGCACAGCGCTGCGACGAAATATCCCAGCACCGCGCCGCCCCACGCTCCACACATCAAGACTGCGAACGTACTCATAACTGCTCACTCCTAATCGCGCCGAGCGCACGAAGCGCCCGACGGACTTCCGAGATGACGTTCCGGAGAGCGCGGGTGTCGCTGGCAGAGCGTGCAACCACAACCATCCGGGCTTGCTCCTGAAAGACGAGAGACGCAGCGGAATGTTTGCGTCGCTCGGTGAAAAAGACGCTGGCCCCGACCCAGCTGGAGACCTCGTGCTGAATGGCACGTCGAAATTCGCCGGTCATGTGCCACTACGGAGGCTCTTGGTCCGGAAGAACTCCGCGTGCTGCGGATGATCATGCATGAACAGACGGGCGTAGTACGGCGTGTAGTTGTTCGACATTTTGAACTCCTCGCCGTCGGTCTCGATTTCTGTATGCCAGCGGATGCGTTCGAAGATGGCCTTGCTGGAGTAGTGATGGTGTCCACGGCGAATGACGTCGTAGGTGAACCGCTTGAACAGTTCATAGACGTGCGGGTTCTGCTTATGCCACCGCCACCATTGCGCTTTGATAGAAGCCGACGGAGCGCTGTACTCAACGTGGTGAGTAATCCGTAATGCTTCTGCGTGATGCGCTTCCACACCAGCCTCCGCGTTAGAACGGGATGTCGTCGTTCGGGTCGTCGGCTGCCGGTGCCGCAGGCTTCGACGCCGAGGCGCTACGCGCCGGAGCCGCGCTCTCGCCGTACGACTTCTCGCGCACGGGGTAGACCGACACCATCACGCGATCCGAGCGGTCCTTGTTCGCCACGTACTGCGTCTCCATCGCAATCACGATGGAGTCGATGGCGAGAAACATGGTGCCGTCGTCCTTGGTGTAGACCGCGCCGATGTTCTTGGTGCGTGCCTTGGTCGCGCCGGTCCGGTCGGTGTACTCGCCAACCTTCAGAACAAGATCATGCGTTTGCTTGGATGCCATTTGTGCTTTCCTCGTTGAGAGTGATTTCTTCAGTCGTCTCGCCCAGCAGAACTCCGGGTTCGACGCCCATGTGGTCGGCGGCTTTGACAATCAGGTCGGCCCGCATCATGCGAGCGCCGTTCTCGTGCCACCGAATGGTGTTGACCGAAACGCCCAGCACCTTCGCCAGATCGCGCAGCCATACGGAACGCGCACGCCGGATGACCCGAAAGGTCTCGCCAAGCCGCGCCTCAAAGTCGCCTTTAGGTGTGGGAACTGTTGCCATCGTTGTCCTCTTGGAAGTTGCCCTCGGTCGGCGGGAATGCCGCGGTGGGTTCGGGCTTGGCCCCACCGGCGAAATCGTCGAGCGCGGCACGTGCGTTGCGCGTGGCGATACGCGCTACAGGCGGTGTGACATCCACTGCATCCCGGATGCGCTCTGCCTCATCCGGGTCGTAGATACCCACGAAGCCGAAGGCGACGCGGGCGCATTGGATCATCGCCTTGTGCCGCAGGAACCGACTGGTGTGGGTCTGCCACGGGCCGTTGTTGACGTAGCCGCGGTCGTTCTTGAACGGCGGGCGGTAGCACTCGCTGAACCGCTCACGCACGCTGATGGGATGCGACCGGTCCTTGCGGTAGATGCGGCACTCAATCCACTCCGGGCAGGGCTGGTGTTCCGCGCTCTCGACCAGCTTCTCGCTCTCGACGAACTCCATGCCGTCGAACTGCGGGCTGCTGTTGATGATGCGGCTCCACCCGTCGATGCCAACCACCGGAACAATCCCGCTCTTCTTGTCTGGGAAGGCGTAGATTTCCTTGGTCCATGGGTTGAGGTCGTACTGGTTGGCGACCACGAGGAGCGCCATCATCTGCTCGTTGGTGACGTCGCCGCGGAAGGCAGTCGCCTTCAGCGCAGAGAGCATCTTGTCGGGGTCCACGCTGTACTTGTTCGCCATCAAGGCGAGCAGTCGGGCGCGGGGCTGGGTGCTTTCGATGGTTGTTACGGCTGACATGGTGTGCCCTTCCTCACAAGGTTGGAGTGATGGTCAAAGCGCCCCGATACGTGAGCGCTTTCTGAATGCGCTCCGGAATGACCTTTTCCGGGCGCTCGACTACGGGCCATGACATCCGGTAGCCCGACGCGACCGCCTTGGCGGCGTCACCGAGCTTGGAGGCGATCTGCCCCTTGAGATGCGAGATGGTGGCCTCTAGCTGGTCGGCCTCGGCCTTGCGGGCGAGGTAGTCCGCGCAGAGTTGCGGCAGGTCGCCGTCGGCGGTGAGGTCGACCTGCAGTGCCTTGCTACCGTAGCGGTAGGTCTCGGCAACGCTGTCGTAGTCGGCGACCCACTTGGGTTCGGTGCCGGTCTCGACTCCTTCCCAGAAGGCGGCGATGGCCTCGGCAATCTTCTGCTGCGTCGGCTCGTGCCGCTCAATGCGCCCGCGCAGGAGGCGGTTGCCGCCCACACACGCGACGATCCAGCCGTGGTCCGCGCCTACTGCGCCGATCTGGTGCTGTAGCTGCAGGACGTAGTTGAGGGGCGGCATGATGATCTCGTCGCCTTCGACCGCCCAGCTGTCGCGGAACGCCAAGCCATCGACGTTCTTGAACTCAATCGGCGGGAACCCCGGCTCGTGCGCCTCGTAGTCGAGGCTGGCTCCCCACCCCGTCACCGTGGCGTGGGTGCAGTAGCGGCGCACCTTGCGGAGCTTCCACTTGAACTTCTCCCCGGCCCACGCGGCAAGCGCAGGCTCAAGGAAGTTGCCCGCCTGCACGCGCTCGTTGCTCGACAAATCGTCGGGCATGACGCGACCGGCCTTCTCCTGCCAGAGGCGGTAGCCGGTCTTGAAGGGGGAAAGACTCTCGACGAGGGTCGCGCCCTCGGGCGGGGTCTCGTACAGGTGCAGGACGGCCTCGGTGCCGTCTGCGTATCGCCAGCGATAGAACAGGCTGGCGACTTCCGAACCACCTACGTGACTGTCACGTAGCGAGAGCCATTCGGCCTCGTTGCTTACTGCGATTGCGCCCATGAAATCCTCCGGTTGCCGCCCAATGCGGTAAACCGGAAGATATCACGGGCATGACAGTTACGCAATAGGAAATGTTCGGGTCGTGATATTTTCTAGCGTCTAACTGTTTTTTCGGTGATACTTTTCTTCAAACGACTTGGGCAATCGAAACGACAGCATGAGCCGCATCAACCTCTACGTCGATCAGCGCAGCAGCGTTCCACGCCGTCAGCGTGTACAACCCAGCCTGCGAGCCGCGCTGAATCTCTCTGACCAGACGCTGCTTTTGCGCCGTGACGTCTACTACTGCCAGCTTGCCGATGAGGGCGTCCGGCGGTCGTGCTTGCTTCTCGTAAAACAGCGTCCATCCACCGGGGATTGGATGCAGGCCGTCTTTGTCTATTCTGGCGGCAAGCACTTCGACATCGGTCGGCAGCCCAATCGGTCTGGCAACAAACGCTTGGTCGTCCACGCTGAATACCCTCCCGTAGATGCCAACCACAGCTTCGACGCGAACCATCTGTGGCGGCGTAGCTTTAGACGCAACAGGGGTATTACCAAGCAGTTCATCAACAGACGTGCTGGCGGCTTTTGCAAGTTTCTGCAGCGTGTCGGCTGTCAGATTTGCGCTGACTCCGCTCAAGTAGTTGTAGAGAGTGCTGGATCGAACTCCTGCCTTCTTCGCCCATGGGTGCGGTTTCAGGCCGCGCTTTTCCATGAACGACTTGAAGCTATCACGGGACGCATTCTTTTTAACAGTCACACCGGTGGCCCTCCTTGCGAATTTTTATGATCCTCATCACAAAAACTTTTAGTTCTTCACAAACCAAAGCGCTTCTCCACTGCGCGCAACACGGATAACCCATGCCCCTGCGGTTTGCTCGCGGTAGTTCCTCTAAGTTTCGGAACATCAAGACCGAAATCGACGGTGTCGTCTTCGCCTCCAAGGCAGAGGCGACCCGATATGTCTACCTCAAGAATCTGCTGCGGGTTGGAGAGATTGCGGAACTTGAGCTTCAGCCCCGACACAACCTTGTCGTGAACGGGATCAAGGTATGTGCGTACATCGCGGACTTTCGCTATCGGCGCGTATCGACCGGCGAAATCATCACGGAGGACGTGAAGTCCAAGCCCACTCGAACGCCGGAGTACCGGATCAAAAAGAAGCTGCTCAAGGCGCTGTATGACGTCGACATTGTCGAAGTCGGCTAGTGCCAGACGCATCTCATTTGCCGCAAGGACTTGACCTAATGTGAGTGAGACATAATTATCACGCCCATGACAGCGTTTGGAGGATGGCGTGCCGTCAGTATCACCGTTTGAACAAACCCGGGGGCGACCATGAAGCGCCCCGCGTTCCAGTTTTATCCCGCCGATTGGCGCAAAGACCCGTCGCTGTCGACGTGCTGTCTCGCGGCACGAGGGCTGTGGATCGAACTCATGTGCATCATGCA